ATGCGTTACCGAACCAGATTTCGTCTGCCATCACTCCATGTCCCTATCGGGCGCAAACACGTGATTCCCCTCGCGCACAGCCGCCGCGTTGTCCTCCGCCGCCTTGCGGATGGCGCGCAATTCTTCCACGGCTTCCTGTTTGTCTTTATCGCCTTGGCCGCCCTGTCCCGGTGCCGCCCCCGCACCAAGCAACTCAAAAAGCGCAGCAGGCCCCCCGGGAGGCGGCGCTGCCCTGAATTCACGGCCCGGTATGGCCTCCAGCCCGGCGGTCCAAGTCCTGTAGTACTCCCGCCATGCCTCCCCCATTTGCGGGGTCCATTACAGCCAGGGAATCATCCTCAATGGGTTCCATATTCCTCCATAACGCGCAATTGTAGCGTACCTGTACCGCACGCGACCAAGCCATGCGGGCCCCCCTCCCAAAGCGCGCTCAATCATTTCGAGCTGGTTAGTGGCAAGCCTCTCGGCACGCCTGGATTGTTCAAGCTGTTGGACCGCAAAACGCCGACCCTGTTCAGATTGCAGGACTTCGAGCCGCTTCGCGAACCGCGGGTCCCTGTACATACGCCTTAGAGCCAGCCCGACCTCATCGTCAGCCTGACCAAGCAACGCGCTCATCTCTTTGATACGCTTTACTACGCGGTCATTCCAGTGGCGCAGGGTTTCAAATATCGGAATGAACTGCCTCTGCCCGAACATGGCCTCAAGTTTTTCTGGCGTCAATTCCCCCGATATCTGCGCGGCCGCGATTCCTTGAAGCTTCCCCCATGCATCTGCTTGTGCCAGCCCCAATCGCTTCCATACTCTTTGAATCTCCGGCGTGGGCTTTTTTATCGCCTGGAGCATAAATCGCCTGAACGCCATTAGGGCTTTCTCCTGCTCCCAAGGCCCCATCGTCATGGCCGCCATCAAGCCAGCACCCTGCTCTGGCTTCATTCCCAAGCCCGCTCCGAGTGCCATACCTCTTGTCATCGGTTGGAGCAGATTCTGAAACTGTCCCTTCGCCCAACGCTGGAAAAATATCATTGTGGCGCTGATGTCTTTCTTGGTGAAGCTCGGCAGCGCATTTGCAATATCGCCAATGCCCGTGGCTATGTCCTCCAGTCGCGCGGCCGGTGCTAACTCTTTGAGCGCCAAGGAAACGTCCAAAACGCGCTTAACCGCGGCCTCTTCCGGTAGCATCGCCATCAAGGCAGTGCGCGCATCCTCAATTTCTTCGATCGGTATACCACTCGCCCACGCACGCCGCCAATCCTGTATCAGATTCGCGGGGGGCTTCTCAAACATGAACTGCGGCGCTCGCGCTTCTTGAATCGCCTTCGCTATTTCTCCTGCTTCTTCGAGGTCTGTTTTCCACTCCTCCGCTATCTTCCTTATTTCGTCCTGGACCCTGGCGATACCCTGAAAGGTGATGTAGGCCGTAGCCAAGTGCCCGGCGGCCGTCTTAATGCTCTTCAGGAACTTCCCCCCGAACTTGGCAGTTTTGTCTATCGTCTGCTGCTGCTTGCCAAGCTGGCGGCCCAAGCGGTCAAATTGGCCGATAACTTGATCCATCTGCGCTCGCGTTACGAATTCCACTCTCGGCATGTCATGCCCCCATCACATCAAGCGCCACGATATCCGCCCACGTCGGCCAATATTCCGGCAATCCGCCTCGCGCCCACAGCTTCCAGACCCGAGTCCGAGGATGCCCCCTTTTTTTCGGCCTCACTCACGCTTTGCTCATCCCCCGCTACCCGATAAAAGGCAGGCAAGTCAATCGCCACCCACGCGATCATCGGAAGGTTCTCGCTCGTTACAAGGCCCAGTGCGTTTATCTCCGCCCTGCCTACGCGATAGTTCACGGCTATCAACTTGTAGGCTACCGCAAGCGGGAAGTCCGGCGGTTCGCCCGCCTCGCCGGTCTCCGCCTTCAGCAAGCCGCCGTAGTAGGTTTCCGCGTAGTCGCTTACCTCATCAAACAGCGCCCGATATTCGTCCATAAGCTCCTGCTCAACACCACCGTCAGCCTTCAATTTCAGCCGAGATGGTAAGCCTGTGCCCTCCGGGTGCCGCCTCACGGGCGGTAATGACCATCGCTCACCGTTCCCAAGCTCAATCGAATACCCGTCCAGCAGGAATGCGCGCTGAAGGTCGGCCTCTTTAGGTGGCGATTCCCGATAATAGCCAAGATGCCAAACCGGCCGCCCTGGCTCCTCAACACGCTCCCAGATTTGGTCAGATGCCCTGAAGCGCACGTCGCTCGCCGTGCCCAATCCCACGAGGGTGCCTTCGATGTCCACCGCGCCGTTTGTGCCCGGAACGCACAGTTGCCCGTCCTTCTCGGCCGGCGTGCATCCACGCCATTCGTAGCCGCTCCTGAACCGGTCGCTCAAGCCGTACTTCTCCAGCACGGCTTCGTTCACCGCCGCCTCACCGGGCAGGAAATACAGAAAGTTTGCCATTGGCCGCCTCCTTAGCCGCTACGTGATAGCCGACGCCGTGCTTATAGCCAGTACAGCATTTGACCCATCGTACGTCGGCACCACTATGAAACCCTGGGCAACTACATCGCCCTGCGAATAGGTGGTGCTATCCGGGTAAACGACACCCTCATCAGCAGCGATTGCAATGTGCTCTTCGGTGGCATCCGCCACGCGCTTGCCGCCCTCTGTGACCTTACGTAGGAAGACCGTGCAATTGTTCACATCCACCGCCGTGCCCGATATGCCGGTTGTCGTCAGGAACGTCGCCTTGTTCGTCGTCAGGTTTATTCTCGGTCGCCTGTCGGTGATCGCGGCGAACGTTGCATAGACATCCCCATCGCCTGACAGGTTGATCTCTGTAATACCGAAGTCCACAGTAACGCTCTGCACACCATCTACATCCGTGCCATTCAGATCAACCGGCCCCAGCGTGAATGCCTCTGTAGCAGCGGCCACGCTCGGCAAGGCCACGCTTGAGGACACCGCGATCGGATCGTTCGTGCCATCATAGGTGCACAACAGATCACACGCGATAGTCGCCGCCCCCGGCCCTTGTGTTGCGTTTATCGTGCGCGGGATCAATATGCCCTTATTGACCGCCATCATCAGGTGTGCGCTTCCGCTCTTGCGCACGCCGCCCTCCTCGAGCTGCTGGAGGTAGATTTCAACGTCGGTATAGGTGGCCGCAGCGTCTATTTGCAAGCCGTCAATGCCGCATACGTCCAGCACCGTCTTTAGCTGCGATGTCGTGAACGAGCACACCGGCTTCACCTCGCCTATCGCCCCGAAACTTGCATCCGCCTGGCCCGCACCCGCCAGCAGCAAGTCGGCCACGTTCGGGGCGACCGCACTCGACTCCATCTGCCCGATATAGATGGGCGTTGTAGCGTGTGCCAGCTTGATGATCCCAACCGTAAAGGCTTCTGTAACCGCCATGTCCTGTTGCCCCCTTCGTTCCGGCCGCCTGCTACACTACTGCCAACATCCCCTTATTTCGTATCGGCGTCATGTACTCGGGCGGCTTATTCAGCTCCTCACCCGTCACCCTGTCCACCAGCTTCGCCAGCGCGTTTATCTCCTGCTGATTCGTGACCGTCAGCTCCGCCAACGGCTCGTAGCCCCAGCGCCGGATTGCCAGAAGGTATTCGGGCACGCTGAACTTCACGCGCGCCTGCACGCTTGTGCCGCTGAATCCCTCCCACGTGCCCCAGTATGGCGATCCACGCGCCCGCATCTCCGTTAGCCCGCTCTTATACAGCGGCCGCGGGTTGTCAATCACGCGCATCCCCCTCTTGTCTCGCCAACGCTTCGGTTTGCGGCGCTTATAAACGCCAGGATATCTGTGGTAAGCCGCAGTCTTGAAATGCAACGGCAAATATACGCCATGCCAATGCTTGACCGCCGCAAGCAGCGCCTTCTTCATCGCTCGCTTGTATGTCCTGCGCGGGGCATAAAGATGCTGGTCCACGTAAATCTCTATCCCCGGATAGTAACTCGGCCCCTCGGCCATCACACCCCCCACCATGTCGCCGTGACCAATACCCCAGCGAGCTTCTCTGATTCTTCCTTCCCAAACTTGCCCGGCCCCGCCTTGACGCTCAACCCCGTTAGCATCAGGTACTCGTCGGTGCCCGCAAGCTCAAGCATGTCGTCTATGATGCCGCCGATGTCGTTCGCCAGTTCCATGTACGATTGCTCAGGATCGTCGCGGTACGCCTCTGTAATCTCCATTTCAAACGAAATATCCGCCGATCCCGTCCTGACGAATAGCGGCACGCTACCGTCGAACTGCTTCTGCGCCTGCCAGAAGTTGTTGGGCGCTGCAAAATCTATGGCCGCCGCCGGGAGCGTGAGAGTCGAACACGTCGCCGCAAAGAGCTCTATGCGCGTCTTCGCCTCTGCGGCGTCCGCCGTGCCCGTCCATGTCTGAAACGCCGTGCAATTCGCTATCAGCGTCCGCAGGTTCTCAAGCGGCAACGTTATCGCGCCCGCAGCGCTTAACGCCATATCAGACTCTCCTTCTGGCTGCCGGGGCACTCAGCTCCCGCGAAGTGACCAGCTTGCAGTTCAGCCACCAACCCGCCTCGTCATATTCCCAGCCGTCCACCCGCCACGTCTCATCCGCCCCCGCCGCATTCGTTATCAACACTGTATCACCACGCGCTGGCGCAGTTAGATCAGTTTTGGACACGAATACGCGGCATTCCGTCAACTCCATGTTGCCTTGGCTCACCCCATCCACCTCCAGGTATGCCAGCGGGCCTCGGTCCACTATCGCGCTTATCGCACTGCCCGATTCCCCTGCGGGCGTATACGTAACACTCTCCGCGAAATGGTCCGTATTCAAGAACACGTTGTCCACATCGCTCTGAATCTTCGTCTTGAGAGTCATGCCCTCGCCTCAACACCTAACAGATAGGCCGGGAGAAGGGCGGCCAGTATCTCCCCCCGGCCTTTAGCCCCGCGTGACGCAAGGCTTTCACGCAACCTCGTGTGACGCGGGGGAGCTAACGGACTCAGGCCGCCCTCGCTCTCAAGGTGCTACACTGTCCGCCGCCACGTTATGTGGTGATATTACCAAGCAAGTACGCCGCAGCCGTCCAGATCACCTCAACGTCACGGTAATTCCGCGCCCTGACGATGGTGCTCCGAACATCGTCGTTGTAATACGACTCGACGTTCACAATGTCCGGGCTTTCCTCGGTCCACATGAACGTCCTGCCGACCTGCGGCATCATCAGGTCCTGCCCCTCAACGCTGTGGCAGAGGAATGCATACTCACTCGACCACTGCTTGGTCATAGAGTCGCTTGCGCCCTCCTTGGCCGCATTGTAAGCCTCCCGGCTCACCACCACGCGGTCAACGTCGAAGTACTCCGCCAGCAACTCCGCGCTTATTCGCCCTGGAAGCGCGCCATAGGTGTACTTGATGGCGTTCTTCACATCGTCCGCCATGCGCAGGTCGTTGCGCGTCGAGAGCGCTATCACCAGGGTGTTCGGGAGCACACCACACGCGGCTTCGATGGTCTCGATTCCCGTGTTCACGTCCGAGGCGGGCGTCGCATTGCTCGCGTCATCCCACTCGTTCGTCACGTTATGCACGGTGAACGTAGAAGTGTTCTGGCACAGGTCCAGAATCTCCTTGTTCAGAACGCGCAACAAGATGCCGACCGCGCGCTTTGTAGCCTGCGCCTCTGCGTCGAAATAGCGCGCGTACAGCTTCACTTCCACATCATCAACTGGCTCTTCCCAACCATGCTCGACGCACGAGTAGGTGTCCGTCCCGAATTCCCAGTCGCCCCTGTTATACCCGCTCCGAGGCGCACGCTTGGTCTCCGGCACGTTCACGACCCACTCATCCGGCTGCGTCGGGTAATCCGCCGATTGGTTCGCTACCTTGAACACCGGAAAGAGCTTCAACCCGACCATCTCGTCGCGGCTGACATCCATGTATTCCATCGCCAGCGACTTGAGGTCCGGCCTTTGGATCGTAGTTCCAGATGTCGGTCTCGGCATTTCTCACTTGCCCCCTTCGTTTCAATCAGTATGTGGGAGCAGCGTAGCGCTGCCCCCACGCTTTACGTCTCTTCCTCAGCCTCCGACGTTTCCTGCACAAGCTCAAGCGCGCGGGTTATACCCTCCACCTGTCCGCGCAGGCGAATGATTTCATTGCCCATCGCCTGGTATTCGGCGTACAGCCGTTGAATCTTCGCCTCCGTCTCGGAAATCGCTATTACCAGCTTTTGCAGCGAAACGTCGCTCATGGCTTTCCTTACGATGCGGCAGTCACAATCCCCTTCACAACGGTGATATTAGTGACTGCACCGTTGAAGTCCGCTCCATCCGTGCCGCCGACCGAATACGCATCCGCTTCCAACTTCGTGCCAGCGTCCACGATCCCGGTTCCCTTGCCGCCCAACACCAGGTTGATGTTGGTATCACCACCTGTCGCCGTGATTGACGGGTGATTGCCTGTTGCGGCATTTGTCACTGTGATTTCGTTCACCGCACTTGCCGTAGCGCCGATCTTAATAATCTCGTTGCCGTTAGTATCACTGATGTCAGTGATAATGTGCGGGCTCGTAAGCTCGCCCCCTTCGGCATCGTCGGTATGGTTATGCGTGATCTGCACGTGCCCCGGCAGCATGAACAGCACCGAGCCGGTCGTTGCATCGCTCTTCGCCACACGCCCGACGATCTGCACCTTGTCCGTGACCGTCGGCTTGGTCAGTGTCCAGCCACCTGCCGTGCCGTCAGACAAGTACACCGGATCACCCGACGAGCCGCCCGACGTATCCACGCCGTCCAGCAGGTAATGCCGCATCGCGACACCCTTGGCGCTCGCCGCAATGGCATTCGGGCATACGTACTGCGCGTACTTCCCGCTCGAAGTCGCCTGCGCGGGCAGCACCGTCAGGTCGCCGCCAGACTCGGCGCTCACGTACACTAGGTCCGCAGCAGTAATGCCCCCAGCTCCACCCGTCACGACCTCAGCCACTTCGGCATCTGTCGGCAATGCCTCAACGATGTCGCCATCCGCTGACGCGGCCTCCAGCGCGATAAACTGGGCAGGCCCGGCCTCAGCGTCGTCAACCTTGCCGTCCGCGGCCCCGTAAAGCACGTCCCCCTGCGAGAATGCACCCGCAGCCGTGACCTTAAACGTCCCCGAATCGGTTCGCATCCTCACACCAACATCGTCGCCACTGGAGACGGCATATTCCGTGATGCCTATCCACTCATCGCCAGCGTCTGCATACACAACGTCGCCGCTCGCATCGAGCTTGACCCTGCGGCGCTTTGCGAGCGCCTCCCCTGCGGCGTAAGCCTTTACACCCGCATTGTACTGGCTTTCTCCACTTGCCATGTCTTAAGGCCCCCTATCCGTAAAAGTTCAGGCATTTACTTCTGCAAGCCACGCCTTGTGCAGTTCCGGCTCCTTCTCCACAAGCCGCATCACTGCCTCAGCGCGCGTCAGGCTATTGTCAGCCTTCATATACTCGCGGAGCTTCGCCTCAACCTGCTCCGCGGCCTTCGTTTGCCCCGCCTGCCCCTTCCGCGCCTGCTCGGCAGCCTCTGAATCGCTCGCGTTGAAGTCTACTGCGCCCTCTACGCCGGCGAGCTTCTCTTCCGCTTTCTTCGCCCGCTCTTCCGCCTCGAGGCGCTTCTTCTCCGCGTACTCCAGCCTGGCCTGGTCGAGGCTCTTGCCCTCCACCAGACATTCAAAAGCGAACGCGGCGTCCTTCTCTACGGCTTCGTAAAGCTCCTTGGCTCTATCCACCGCCGCTGCCGCACCTTCGTCCTTGCCGAGCGCCTTCACACTATGCATCAGCTCAGCGGGAGCCAGCTCGGCAAACTCCTCTGCGGACAGGTCGGCCAGGAACTCCGTCGCCACGACCTGCCGCTCCTCTTGCGTTAGCTCTGTCACCTCTTCGCCCCCTTCTGCTATGGTGTAGACAAACGCATCGTCACTCAATGTCACCGTGGCTTCGTCAGCCAGCGCCTTGCCCGCAGTCCTGTGGTCCGCGCCAAACAGACAGTACGAAGCCTCCCTGACCGGCGTCTCCCTGAATACAACGCCCGGTCCCTCAAACGTATAGCCATTCACTTCCGTCTTCGCACCTTCTTCCACCCGTTCAAGGCGGAAGCCGCTCGAATCGAACCTTATGGATGCCTCGTAGGGAACGCCCTGGTCGTGCTTCGCAAGCAAATCCTTGGCATCCTCCGACTCAATGAACTCACCTTCGCACACCCACCCCTTGTTCGTCTGAACCTTGAACGTATCAAACACACCCACAACCCGCTCCACGTCGTGCTCGCGAAGCGCCGGTATCGTCTCCTTCAGCGGCCGCAACCCGCGCAGGTCAAAAGCGCAGTTGCCCCAATACCAGTGCGTTAGCGGTTGCCCGCTCTGCGCCAGGACCCGCATCCGGCGTTTGCCGCTCTTTGTCTCAAGGAATTCGACCGACTCCCTTTCCAGGGAGAACGACATGGCTTTCGCGGGCACCTCCGTATTTTTCTCGCCCATCCCGATGTCCTTTCGGTGTTTGTTCAGGTGCGCCTTAGCGCTTGCCGATATCGAATTGCCCTGCTGGTTCGCCCGCTGCCAGGCCGCCGCAAGCCCGCCCCGATGCAGGTACATCGTCCCGCTGGCATACACGCCGTCCTTGCCCACCTTGCCGCCCTGCACCCAATGATGCGGATATCCCCACGTGCTCTTCTTTGCGGGATCGCCCTTCACAGCGAACGCGGCGCGCGGCAGCTTCGTCTTATCAACCGTGCCCCAGCGCGGCTCGTTCTTCCCCAGCTCCGAGTTGTGGCTGAGCGCGAACCGCTCCGCATCCTCGCCGCGCTCCTGCTGCCTCTGCCCTGGCCCCGGCCGTTCGATTCGCCGCATCTCGCCCCCGCACTTCGGGCATTTAACGTCGCGGCAATGCTCGTTGGTCTCAATCACGTGCCCGCACTCAAGGCATTCGCACGTATAAGTCGCCGTCTTCTTGCCGCTCGGCTCGCGCTTCTCGCCCGATTTCCTGCCTTTGCCCGTGGCCTTGTAAAACTTCCTGTAGCTCACCTTATGCTCCTTCAGCCACGCTTTGGCTTTCTCCACTGTCCACACGTACGAATCAAAAAGCACCTCGTGTAGCTCGCTCTCGTCGTTGATGCCGCATGCCGCCGTTCTCCCGTGGCCCCAATCATCCCTCCGATACTTCGCGTACGTCTTAGTCGTCACGACCGCCACATGATGGTTCTTGTATGGCATCCCCCTATACCTCTGCCGTCGGGTCTCTCCCCTCCAGCATGTTCAAAACCCTTTGCACAAACAGCTCGCCCGCGTCCCTTACTGAAACCATACGTTTGCACTTCGGGCAGTATATGGACAGGCCGTCGCCCACAAACATCAGTTCGCAATCCTCACATTCCGTCACCTGGTCATCCCTGCGCGGGCTTTGCAGGCTTCCAATCTGCCCGGATGATCTCTCGGTAATCATCTATCTTGAACTCCTCTGCAAGCTGCTTGGCCTGGGCTATGATCTCCGCCTGTTGCCGCATCAAGTCCTTGGCGTCCGCCCCGCCCTGTCGCGCTACTCCCTGTAATGTCTTCATGCAGCGATCTATTGCAAGGGCATTGGCCTTCGCCTCCGCTATCGGGTCTATCCACTGCCAGCCCGGCGCTTGCCACGTATGCCTGAAAACATTAATGCCAGATTTCTTTGGCGGCTGTATCTTCTCCTCGTCAATAATCTGCCCGATCTTCCAGCGCCACGTCCGCTTGCAAAACTGGTCTATCAACACCTGTTGCCATACCCGGAACGTCCTGTGCGCCTGTAGCAGCGCAAGCCGACCGCTCGAATAGCTGCCCTTCTGATAATCGAGACCGACCAACTCAAGCGGCAATCCCAGCGGCATCCCCAGGAACCTGAGCATCGCGGTTACAAAATCGGGAAACTGGCGAGGCGGCTTCTGTGGATTGACCACCTCTATCTTGCCCTTGCCAAGCCCTGTCAGGTTGTAGAGCAGGCCGGGCTCCATGTCTATAACCTTCTGCTCGTCGCCAGACTCATTCTCAACATCTTCACCGAACGTGGTGTTGAGATCGAGGTGGTCTTCCCCCACAAAGTACGCGGTAAGGCACGCGGAGACCTGCGCGCTCACAAGTTCAGCCTCGATATATTGGTCAAGCTGCTCAAAGTAGCCGAGGCAAGATGCCCATGCTGGACAACCGCGCGTCTGACTTATGCGCTCAGGATTGTACAGGTGGATGAATCGTTCGGCGATGATGGGCGTGGCAGAGGACTTGTCCACGCCGGTGCCGCTCGGATAATAGTTGGCGACCCAGTACTGCTTGATGCGCCCCTTCCGGTCCATTTCAATGCCCTGTACGATATTCGTGTTGCTCACGAAATCGTAAGGGCTACAGATACGTTCAGTCTCTATGGGTTGCAGATACTTCCCAGCCAGATTGAAGCCGATATCGCCGTCTCGCTGTACCGAGCGAAGGGCAAGCCGCTGAAGCATCCAGAAGGGCTCCCCCCGTATACCGATATGCTCCGCCTCCTCGGCGAACGCCGCCTCCAGCTCCGCGTCCAACCCTTCGTCGCCGGTGCGCGCCTGGGGCACGATGCCAGTAGATACGATATTGTCCACGCTCCGGTCAAGCATTCCCCGCGCGATTGCATTGTTGCGCTCAAGGTCCCGAGCGCGCTCCACAAGGTCCATCCGCTCCAGTGAATTCAGGTGCGCGTCCGCGGAGCCTAAAAGCCCGCCACGCGACCGTTGCAGCCGCGTGTACTGGGAATGCCGGTAGCTCGCGAATGCCTCCCGCCGCCTTGCCCCGCCCTCAATCCTGTCCAGCATTGCGGCGGCATGGCGATAACGTGCCCGCTCGAACGCCCTGCGCGGAGAAACCCGCGCTATGATGCGCTCAAGCACGGGCTCCTTGCCCGCCCCTTTTCTCTTTGCCACCTACGCCCCCTATTGCGGCTCATTCTCGAAGCGCGCCACAGCCCGACCGCCCCCGGTCATTGTGGCGTGCTTCACCCTTAGCCGCAGCCTGTTTTCTTCGGCCCGCAATTGCGCCAGAAGGTCGGCAAATGTAGCCCCTCGCCACATCCTGCTGCCTACCTGATACGACGCCGTATACTCACCGCCGCTCGCCGCGTCAATTATCGCATCTATCGCCGTCTGGACGGCTGTTAGTCGCTCAGAATCCGTGTAAGGCACCTTATCTGCTCCCCTTCGCGCCGCGGGCCTTCGGGTGATATCGTCCCGTATGCCTCACCGCGCTGCCCTTGCCCCGAATCCCCTTATCCGCCCGTAAATCAACCGTCACGAAGTTCGGTCCGTGAAAGTGCGTTGCCGGCGGCGTCCAAACCCGTTCCATTCTGATACGCTTGCCGAATAGCTTCTTGCATCGCTGACACAAAGGCTTCGCCCCCGGTGTGGTCACCATGTCGTTG